GTAGACGTATTTGGGAACCTTTCGCTGCCCCGCTGAGCCGGATACCTGGGACTCGTACCGCACCCACAGATATTCGTGCCCCTTTTTCTCGATGCCAGTAATGGTGCCGATCTGGAGCGCTGGGATTGTTTGATTCACTCCAGCGTTAGGGCTGGCCACGAATTTGTACGACAGCGACCAGGGGCCGTCGCCTTTCTCCGAATCCCATTCCTGATTGCCACTGCAGCCCAGGAACAGCACTTCGCCTGCCAGAAATGTACGGAATGCGGCGTTGTTGACGGTGCCGGTCCGAAAAGCCACTCGCTTGATGTATGTCTGATCGACGTAGGTGCTCGGGACGTCGTAGGTCTCGGTCCACTGAAGCGACGGCGTCACAATATCTACGCCCGAGACGCTATCGCCATCCACGCCGATAGCTCCGAACTGAGAAGGGGCAGGACCTGTCTGGTTTGCTAACGGGTAGCGACGCTCGCCAGTCGTAATGACCTCGACCAATGGCAGCCCGTCCGGACCGTTTACTACAGAATCCACCAGCGTCACGTCGTATTGTGGGCTCTGCGTGATGTGAGTGGTCGCCCCGCTCGTGTCGAACGACCGCGACCGCCTCAAGGGCTCCGGCTGATTCTCGTCGTCCGTGCCAGTTTTGGTGTAGGTGGCCGTGACACGAAAGACGTCGTCGCCTTGGTACTCGACGTCGTAGCTCTCGACCATGAACAGGTAATCGGCGATCTGGTAAAAGCGATTCGTCGTGAAATACGTGTTGGCAAAAGCGTGAACTTCTATGTCGTTTGAGGTGCCAAACGCCATGTATTCGACGGTCAGCGTGCTGTCGGCACGCTTCCCCCTGCGGGCTATCGACGCCTTGCGGCTCTGCGACGTTTCAACAAACTGTGTGACTGGCATGTCACTCGGCTACGAGGCCGGTCTCCATGTCCGAGGTGTTGTCCGCGATTCGATTCAGTGCCTCGAGCTGCCGCTGCTGCAGATTGCTGCCGAACCCCATCCCGCCGAGGGCCATTGCGGAGAACGTGCCGGCCACCTCTGAATCGGAAGCACCAGGCGGACGAATTCCAGACAGATCGGGCTTTGGAATAGCCTCTTGGACCTGGCGGGCAATTTCTTCGCGGTCGGCCACGCCCGCATCGCCAGCCGCCTGTGCTGCGGCAGCCTCTGCGGCTTGGGCTCGCAGCTCGTCCAGTCGCTGCTGAGCCTCCGCGACCCCCGCCTCTCGATCGGCCGCCCTGGCGCGATTGCGATCCTCCCGCGACTGCATTGTTGCGTCTGCGGCCGCCCGCATGTCGCTCACTCGCTGCTCGCTCTCCGCCGCCATCCGTCCGTCGTCTTCCTTAGCCCTTCGCATACGCTCGAGCACGCCTGGCCGGTCCAAAGCGCGCTTGCGTGCATTGGCGGCCATTTGCGTATCAACCTTTTCATTTTCCTTGGCCAGATCAAAGCCGCTTGTTATCAGAGATTGAATGAAGTTCCAGCTTTTGCGGACAGCCGAAACCATCGTGTCGAAGGTTGCCATTACTCCATTGACAATGTTGTCTACCGTGCCGAGCAGCGCCGCGCCCCACTGTGTGGACGCCAGGTAGCTGACCATCCGATCCCAGATCACTACGATCTCAGTACCGAGGATCGTAAACGCGTTTTGAAACATACTGACCCAGGGGTCGACATAGCCCATCAGCTTCGCCACGCCAGACAACCACGACAGATGCAGGCCGGCCCATAGCACCTCAAATGCCAGGCTCAGATCTCCGGCGGTAATTGCGTCGTATACACCACTGAGGGTGGTTCGGATTGTCTCTCCGAATCCGTCGAATGCGCCAATTGCGTACAAGACTGAACCGCCAAGAGCAGCAACCCCGACGACAATCAGGCCTATCGGCGAGAGCAGCGCGGACACAATCGCAAAAGCCACAGATGCGGCCGTTGACAGGAAGCCAAATGCCACGCCCAAAGCGTAGATTGCAGCGCCACCGGCGATGATGCCAAGAACGACTGTCGCTAGCGTCCTGACGACGCCTTCATTCTTGGCAACGAACGATGTGATGGCGTTGGTAAGGTTGGTCAGAAACTGCGTGGCACTGCCAATCGCCGGGGCCAGCGCAGCTGACACAGTTACGGCAAGTCGCTCAAGGGCTGCAAAAAGACTGGCGACCGTCCCTGACATGCCGCCCATTATTGTGGCGAATTTTACGCCTACCGAATTAGCATCCGCCATGCCATCCTGCATGGCTGCGAAGCCTGCTGATCCGGTGCTTGTCAGGACAGCTGCGGCCCTGATCGCGTCTTGGCCGAACACTCGCCTGAAGATGTCGTCCTTGGCGGCCTGGTCCATGCCTGCCATTGCATTTTCGAGCGTTCCAATAATGTCGACCAGAGGACGCATCGTTCCGTCTGCATTGCGGAACGATTGCGTTGCAAGCCCTAGCTGCCCGAGTGCCGCGACCGCGTCATCTGCGGGTGCCATCAATCGCATCAGCATTGTCTTGAGCGACGTGCCGGCATCGGAGCCTTTGATTCCCGCGTTTGCAAGTACGGCAATTGCGGCAGCAGTGTCTCCGATTGTTTGATTGGCAAGCGAAGCCACCGCAGACACCTGCGAAAAAGCCTGCGTGATCCCAGCAATGTCAGTCGAAGACGCGTCCGCAGCTGCTGACAATGTGTTTGCTGCAAAGTCGGCGCTCACGCCGAATACCTTCATGGCGTCCGCCATCACGACCGCTGCCTCAGACACATTCAGTTGTCCGACCTTGGCGAACTGAATCGCAGCCTTGCCCGCGCCGCCCAGCACGTCAGCAAGAGGCATGCCGGCCTTCAGGAGCTCTAACATGCTCGAAGCCGCTTCGGAAGGGCCCACGCCTAGCGCTTCCGACATGGCCATAGCGGCAGATCGCACGCGATCAAGTTCCGCAGGAGTCACGCTAGTCGACGCACTGACGTTTCGCAGCACGTCGTCAAATCTCGCGCCGGCCACAGCGGCTGCAGCAAATGGGGCAGCAAGGGCTGCGCCAGCCCCCATCATCCGCGAGCCGACGTTCTGCATCGACTGCCCGATGCGTCCGATCTGCCGGTTGAGCCCCTGCACCTGCCGGAAGAATTTCGAGGCATCCGCCCCGATCTCGACGAACACCTTGCCCATCCGGATGCCGCTGGCGCTAGCCATGGTTTTTTCCTCCGAATAGTCGGGCTAGGTCTGCTGGTGTGGCTGCGCGGCCCTTTGTTTTCGGCCGCTTGGCAAACGGATGGAACTTGTACGGATCCGCGGCCGGCTTACCCTTCTCTCGATTCGCGTTGTAGAACTGGCAGAGCAGGTTCGCGGTGTGCCACCACTGAGCCTCTAGCCGGCCCTGTCGGGCGGCTGCGAGCTGGCGAAAGGTCCAGTCTCCGGGATGAACCCCGAGGATTCCTGCGGCTTCCCAGATGGCATCCCAGACGCTGCGAGCAGATCGCCCGTCGTCGCCGCTGCCATCTGTTCCTCCGCCCTCGTCATCGCCTCGGCCTGGGCCTCGTCCATCTTGGCTGCGAGAGTCCCGAGCATCTTTCGCAGCCGCAAGGGGAAAAAATCGACTAGCTCCTGCTCGAGCACCTTGGCGGCAGACTCGAGGGCATCGCCTCGCAGACCATCGAGGAAATCCTCCTTTGAGATCTTGCGCTCCTCCACCTGGCGGCAGCAAATCGCGTAAAGGCTCTCGGCGATCGTGGCGTAGTTTCCCCGCAGCACCTGCATCGTGGTCGCAATGCTCGACAGGTCGATAATGTCGAAGGGCTTTTTCTCGCCATCGACGTCAACCGTAACGGCGTCTTTGACTCGCAAGGCCGCCGCCACAGTGAGTGCCACCATCCACGGACGGCCTTGATCATCACGAAATTCTCTCATAGCAGGGCGTAGGTTTTCTTGAGGGTGATGGTGAATGACTGCACATCGTCCAGGGGCTGACTCGCAGAGATCGACGAGACGACGGCGCGAAACGACGCGCCGGTGGCCACGACGTTGCAGGCCGTGCCTGCGACCATCAGATTGGAGGCCGTTGTGAAGAACGCGTCGTCGATGGTTTCGATCGTCATCGACACGGTATACCCCGTGTTCACCGTCGCTGTCTGACGGCTACCAAATGGGGTGAAGTCGAACTCGGTCGATCCGACGTCGATGGTGACGGTGCGGACGCCCGGCACGGCCTGGCCGTCGACGGCTACGGTTGTCTCGCGACCGAGAACAATGGCCACACGTCAAACCTCTTTGCATGTGACCGTGTAGGTGATTGGCCCGTCGAGCGGCTGGTTCTCTGCCACGCTCACGACCGCGTAGCCGCTGCCGGCCTTGGTCAGATTCGTCATAACGGTTGTGGCGTCCAGGCACTCAATCTCGACCGTCCGGGTCACGAATCCGCCGGTCGCCACCCGGAACGCATCCGCCACGCTCGTCGCGTTGCCTCGGTGAGTAATGTCGATGCTCTCGACTTCCTCGGCGAAATTCACCGAGATGACGCCGGTCGCGCCGTTTGCGCCGGTCGGACTTCCGGCTGCGTAGCCGAGCGAAATCGCCATGGATTACTCCTCAGGACTGGATGCCGCGAGTCGCGGAAACGGTGTAGGTGATGATGTCGTCGAGCGGCTCTTCCTTGGCCACGCTCGTGACCAGGAATTCGATTGAGCTCAGCGAGTGCCCGTTGCCGCTGGTGCACGACACGGCCACCGAGCTGCCGACAGTGCATCCGGGGGCGTCGACGCAGGTGGCCTCGAGCGTCTGCTCGGCCCAAGTCTTTATGATCTTTCGAGCAGAATCACCCTTTTTGGTGACGTCCGCCTCGCCGTAGGTCGTGGTGATCGTGGCCTCGCGGACGTTGTTGATCCCCGTCCAGGAGACGTCCTTGCCCAGCTTGATGACCTCGCCTGCCATGTGCGGCCTCCGGGAATGTGCCGTTTAGTGTCGGCACTCCGACGGCCATTTGGCAGGGCCTATGGCCCCTGGATCGCGTTGCGAAACATGGCTGGAATATCCCGCCGTTTCGCGTTTAGGCCCTTTTCCATGAACTTGGCCGCAGGCACTCGGCCGGAAGCCGTGGCCACGGTCTTCCCCTTGGCCCTCGATCGGCCTGAATGCCACATGCCGACGTAGGCCCTGCGGCCTCCGCGGCGGCCGCCCAGCAGATTGTTTGGCACCCTGTACTGGTACAAATTGGCCACCGGCTGCGGGGCAATCAGCTTCAGCTTGACCGCATCGCTGCCGCCGAATTCGTGCAGCTGCTGGATTTTGGCGACCTTCTGGTCTGGGCCGATCACGACGCTATCGCGTCGCCTGTCCTTGTCATAGAAAATCTTGCGATACAGAAACTCCTTCGGCTTCCACGACGTGACCTTGCCCGGCTTGCTGTCCTGAAAAGTCAACGAAACCAGCGGCATCCCGTTGTGGGTTCCGACAGCTTTCCAAATCGGTTTTTTCTTGGGAGACCGCCGGCTAATCTGCTTTTGGGCGGATCTGCGAATCATCGAGCCCGCCTTGTCCAGGGCACGGTCCCGACCATCACCGATGGCCTTTTTGACACGCGGCAGATTGAGTGCTGTTCGCAGCTTTGACGTGATTCTGATCATGCAAGCACGTCCGGTTCGACCACGCGATACGTCGCCTGAATCACGGCTCGCCAAACGTTGCGCTCGTTCAGCGCGTCGTCGGGGTTGATTTCGATAGTGACCGACTGCGGGCTCGTAACGTTCGCTGGAAATTCGACCGACTCGCTCCAGTCGTGGGCACGCACCAGGAGCAGGACCTCGCTAGCCAGGTCCAGCATGTCGTCTGCCTGCTGCTCGTTCTCGACGTAACGCCCGATAAATACGTTGACCACGTAGTCGATCTGCGTAATTTTTCGCCCGACACGCGTTGCCTCCGCGTTGCCGGGCACGACGTAGATCACCGCATCCGACAGCTCCTCCGTCGATACGGCCGCCCAGTTTTTGCGGTCAATCGTAATTGTCTCGTCGTACACGAAGTCGGCCGCGTCCAGCCCGTCGGTCAGGGCCTCGGCAATCTCACGCAGGTAGCTCATGCGGCGGCCCTCGTCATTTCCTGGACGTTCGTCTGGATTCTCGGATCATCTGGGAATCTTGCCAGAGCCTCCCGGGCGTAGGTCAGGGCCTCTGGCCTGCGGCCCAGCTCCCAGCAGGCGACCGACGCCAGATCGTAGGCCCGGCCCTTCGCGTCAGGATCCATCGCGTGGCTGGGGGCGTCCCCGGCAGCGATGGCCTTTTCTGCCAGCTCGAGCACCTCGGGCCATCGCTGCTGGTGGTATCGGACCAGGGCCAACGCGACCCAGCCGTCAGGCTCGCCGTAGGCCTCCTTGCAGCAGTCGACGAGCCATCGTTCGTCGCCGGTCAGGCGATACAACACGCGCCGAGCGTAGGCACGCTCCGTGGCCTGGCCGCCTGGCATCCGCAGATAGGCCGCAAACTCCGGGGCCGCCTCCGGCAGGCCGGCGTAGTCCAGTTCGCGTGCGTAATACCACCGAGCTCTCGCGTCCTGCGGAGCCTCACGCACCGCCACCTTCAACAGCATCAGGTCGGACTTGTGTTGCTTGTTGGGGTCTCGATGGTGGTGAACCTCAAGGCCGTCGGCCTGGGCCTGCCGCTTTTCGCCGGCCCAGCAGATAAGCCCCTCGTGCGTCGCCATCGTCCACCGAAATCCCGCCCGCGCGTGGACGCGATCTGACAGGAACACCAGCCCCGGCGTGCCATCCGGACGAAATGACCAGACATAGCGGTATCGCAGATTGTTCACGTCTCCCGTCCACGCCCTCTCGATCGCCTCCCTCCAGCCTGGGGCTAGTCGCTCGTCGAGGTCTAGGCGCATCGCCACATCCAGGTCTGGCGGCAGATGGTGCAGCGACAGATTGTGCGCCTCGTCCCACCGCCACGGGCACACACTGCCGCGGGCGACTGTCACGCCGGCCTGCTCGAGCAGCTCGACGGTTCGATCCGTCGACCCGGTGTCAGTGACCACCCGCACGTCGGCATTGACGCACGATTCTGCCCAGGCCGCAGCGTGTTGTTCCTCGTTCTTGGCGAGCGCGTAGATGCCGATTCTCATGCCAGCACCTCGACAGCCTGGCTCGCCGTGTACGGCGGAATGAGCCTTTGCGGACCACCAGATCGGAATCCGATGAAGTAGAGGTCGCAATTCTCTCCGCTGTACCACGCCCGCCAGGGCGTGATGTCGGTGCCAAGGCCGAGCGGCTTCAGATCGCTGACGTTCACATTGTGATAGAAGTCTCGCCATCCGGCGAGCGTCACGCCAAATGAATCTTCAGGGTTTTTTCTGCGGGTGCCGTGTTCAGCACGTCCGGTCGAGGCGGCCGTACAGAAAAACAGGCCACCGGGCGCGAGCAGACTCGCGATCTTGGCGAGCGAAAGCGAGAGTTGCGGATCGTGCTCGAAACACTCGGTCGAAATGATCGTATCGAATGATGCGTCTGGAAACGGCAGCAACGCCGTCGGCAGTGCGATCGTGACGTTGCGTGCCTCGAGCACGTCGTTTGCGTGGTACTCGCAGTCAGAAAAGAGTCCGCGATTGTTGCCGTTGATATCACCGCCGCCGACGTCCAGCACGCGTCTGCCGGAAAAGAAATCGGGAAAGTGCTGCTTCACCCACAGCGTGAACTGACGGGCCTGGTGGTGCATCAGCGATACCTCAGCAGGGACGCATCGTGATCGGCCGCATACCAGCGGAATTTGTCGGGATTGGCCTGGGCAATGATCGCCCAGACATTGACCTCCCACGTGGGCTGGCCGGCTAGCGCCACGCGTCGGCATTCTGTGGCAAACCATTCGGCCATGTCAGACGGCAGAATCAGAATTGTCCCGCAAAATGCCCAGTGAACCTGATTCCGCGGGATCGGCAGATCCCCGATCTTGTGGCACCCCGGGTAGGCAATTCGATCTGGCGGATTGGCAGCGACGCGATCAAAAAACTCGACGATCCCCGGCTCCGGCACCAGGACGTTGTGCAAGATGCCGTAGTCCATCCAGACAAGCGTTTTGGCGTCGGTGCACCTCGAGGCCCGCAGTAGCCATTCCGACTTCTGATTTTGAACGCAGAAGTAGGCCAGGCTGTCTTTGCTGCCGTAAGGCACGCTGCCCAGCTCTCGCGTCATCCAAAGATCTTCGAGTCGGTCGTGGAACGCCACGCCCGGAATCCCGAGATTCAGCAGTCGCTGCCCCAGCTCGCAGTACCGAGCGTGGCTGCGGTGTCGACTGTCCAGACGAACGTATCCTGTGACCAGGCTTACACTCACCCGATGTCTCTCAGCATTCGCTGCACGTCCTCGCCCGGCAGCTCGGCGATCCAGGCCTCGGCGTCGCGCACGCCAAACGTGACAACGACTCGGCCGTCAAAGGCGGCCAGACCTGCGGCGAATTCGATCGCCTGTTTTTCCTTGAAACAGAATGGCGGGCTCACTCGTTTGATCTCGGCTCGCTCGTCGAGCCAAACAAACCGGTGCTCATAGGCTCGCCTGCCGTGGACGTGGGCCACCTCGTGGATGATCGCGAGCCAGCCGCCCCCGAATGACACCACCTGCCCGCCACCGCGGAACTCGCGAGCGATCGGCGGGGCGGCCGCCCGCTGCACGAGGATGTAGGCTCCGGGGCTGGCCTTGTCTGGATCGACCGTGACGGTGTGCCCGTTGTGCTGGCAGGAGTAGAGCCAGCCGCCGCATCCCTCGAGCGGCATCCAGTTCTTTTCGTGCTCCTGCAGCTGCAGGCTCGAAAGCACACGCAGATTGACGAGCCGGGCGTGCTCGAGGTCGAGATCTGCCGTCGCAATGCGGCAGCGGCCGTCAAACGGGGCGACGTTCCTGACGGTTGCGGAAACGCCGACGCCCGATTCTGTGTGCCGCAGCCGAACGTCCTCCAGGCCGTCCACCGGGTAATTCGTCTTTGGATACGCCGCAGTCTCGATGACCTTTGCCGACTCAACGAACAGAGCAGGGGAGAGCCTGCAGAGAATGTTTTCGGTACGGATCACGCCGCGATCTTCGTCTGGCATGACGTACTGTCCGTCCACGATCCGGTAATTGCTGGACCGCACGATCGCCAGCAGCTGCCCGTCATGATGCAGGATCGTAGGGTTGAACAGTGACCAGCCGTCGTGGGCGGGCTCGCAGTCAAACCTGCGAAACGTGACGTCGGCCAGGTCGTCGATGCTCTGGCAGTAGAACGTCCGATTGGCTCGCACCTGCCACGCCAGGCCTTCCTCGATGCCCATTGAGAGCAGCCTTTCGCAGGAGCGTCGGCCGGCGTCCAGCTCGCCGGCGTAGTAGGCGTGCGTGGAGAGTGCGAGCAGGTGTTCTGTCATGCCAGTGCCAGGATCAGTCCGATGGCCGAGGGTGCCACGCCAGTCGGGCCTGTGGGGCCGGAAGGCCCCGTCGGGGCCACAGGAAATGTCAGGTCTAGCGTTTGGTTTGGCGCGTTGCCGGTTATGTGGGCCGCCGCCGTCTCGCCAGTGGTGACTGCACCGACCGTCAGCGTGGATGCCGCTGCCGTCGGCCCGGTCGGACCGGGGACAGTAGACGCTGCGCCAGTAGCGCCGACTTCGCCTTGCGGTCCGGTGATCACCGGAATTGTGAAATCGATTGTGAAGTCGGGGGCAACGCCAGTGACATGAACGGCAGCCGTTCCAGTCGACACTAATCCAACAGTTAGGTTCGCCGGAGCGCCAGTTGCTCCGACATCGCCCTGCGGGCCGGTCACAAACGGCAACGTAAAATCAATAGTCTGAGATGGTGCTGTGCCAGTAATGTGAATCGCAGCCGTTCCAGTCGTGACTGTTCCAACTGTCAGCGTGGATGCCGCTGCCGTTGGTCCCGTTGGGCCTGGCACAGTAGAGGCTTCGCCCTGCGGGCCCGAAGGCCCGGTCGGCCCGACGATCTGCCCAACGTCTGACCACTGGCTACCGTTCCAGCTGTACAGGCTGCCATCTTCATCGACCACATATGAGTCGCCAACAGTCCCCGTGTAACCGGTCGGCAAATCGGCAATGAGCGACAGGCTGCCGAGAAGAGAGATGCCAGCGCCGATAGGCCCCGTAGGCCCGGTTACAGTTGATGCAGCGCCAGTGCTACCACCCTCGCCCTGCGGTCCCGTCACAAACGGCAGCGTAAAATCAATTGTAAAATTTGGCGACGTGCCCGTTACATGAACGCCAGCAACGCCGGTGCTGACTGAGCCAACCGTAAGATTTGGCGGGCTGCCCGTTGGACCGGTTATCGCCGGCAGAACAAGGTCAAGGGTCTGGCTTGGTGCTGTGCCAGTTATGTGCGCCGCTGCCTCGCCGGTCGCGACAGAGCCGATCGTTAGGGTAGACGCCGGTGCTGTCGGCCCCGTAACGGTAGACGCTGGTCCCGTTGGGCCAGTCGCAAAAGGCAAAATAAAATTCAGCGTTTTCGTCGAACCGGTGCCTGTGACAGTAACCGCCGCCGTCCCTGTCTCTACCGTTCCGACAACAATGTCGACCAACCCGCCCGTTGGCCCCGTCACGACAGAAGCCGCGCCCGTGCTGCCTGTCGCGCCGACGCTGCCTGTGCTGCCCGTGCTGCCAGTAGGACCGACGCTACCGGTTGCGCCTGACGGGCCAGTGACAGTCGACGCAGCGCCTGTTGCACCCGTGCTTCCCGTAGCACCCGTCGCCCCGATCAGCGGGATTCCGGCCCCCCAGCCGTCAATCGTTTTGGGGCCGTACAGCCTCGAGCCGTTCGTATCGAGAAAAAGATCCCCGACATTGCCGACTGTTCCTGACGGTCCGGTAGTGCCGGACAGGACAGGGGAGGCCCCAGATGGCAGCGAGAAAAACGGCATGGTGCCGTTAGCCTACGGATTCCGAGGCGTCTGTCAGACGGCGTATGGCCCCTCCGCACATCCCGTCTCTAGCGAGCCCCGCCAGGAAACTGTCACTCCTCGACAGTTTCCGTCGCGGCCGTACGGACAGGCCCTACCCTGTCCAGCAGGCCACGCAGGGTGGCGGCCATCGGCCCGGAGTCATCGAGGCCGATTGCGATCTCCAACGCCTCTCGCTCCGCATGCGTCAGGCACGCCACGTCGCCGCTGCGAATCACGGCGTCCTGGAGCCGCAGGCGCGACCGCAGCCGGTCGATTTCACCTGCCGCCTCGTCCATGAGGTCGCTGGCCGGCACGGCGTGTGCGTCGTGCGTCCATCGCCGCAGGCGGGTTGTGATGTCGGTCACGTCATCTGCTCCTGTCGGCGTCTTATCACGCAGGGCCTTGCGTTTCGCGGCTGCTAGTCGCAAATCGGACGCCTCGAGGCGGTGTTATCACGAACATGAGAAACACTGGTTCGCTGGCTACTTGGCGTCCGTTGGCGGGGCTGGGAGCGGCATCCAGTGGGTGGGCCAAAGACGCCCACAATCACCCTCGCGCCACACTGGCCCTTGTGCGCCCTCGCCGCCCCATGATGCGATGTCAATGTTTGGCGTGTCGCTGTTGGGGCATGGCGACGACACAAGCACGTCAACGCCCTCTTCCGGCAACCGCTCCGTCACCGGAATCCACTCCCCACTCATATTCGCAATCCTCCGTTTCGCGTCGTCTTTGTCATACGATCCGCCAGCGAACCAGCGGATGCAGCGGACTGCTGCGCCGCCGCTGATCTCGCGTGTTATGGCTACCGAATCCGTTGCAAAAGCCCGCTCAGAGTCCGCGCATCTTGCAACAACAAGTCGGCAGAATGAATCTCACGCCTCCGCGACGAGAGCGTAGTTAGCCACTCAATCGCAATCTTGATGGCCTGCTGCTCTTTTCTGCTCAGAGTAAGTTGCGGGCACAGATACAGCGGGATCAGTTCGTTTGGCGGGAAGGAGTCTTGCTCTTGGTGCCGGATGCCAGACACTTTGCCTCGCTCGTCGGTCTGGATCAGCGCCGCGACGACGCCATAACCACCGGATGCACCAGACGGCTCGGCTGTATTCTTCTCGTCAGTCATCGTCTTCTCCTCGCCGCTGGTGATCGCGGGCGTTCTCCTATCATCGCAACATCTTTTCCATTGCTTTCCAGACTTCGTCGGGATAGCCACCAGAGTGATCGGCGTACCCTATCGCCAACAGTTCCGCCACAGACTCTTGGCCCAAGCAATCAGTGTCCTCTAGCGTACATACGATTGCATCTCCACAGAGGCTCCATGACTTGATAATGCTGGTCATTACGCCAGTGGCGCTATGCCATGATCGCGGCGTTGGAAGGTCAATATCCGAGCCGACCGGAAGAATGGCTGGCATCGACATCCTGATCCAAAGTTCGCCCGTGAAGTCGCTTTCCAGCCTTTCGCCCGCCCGCGACCACCGGACGCAGCACCACACTGCAAGGCCCGGAGAACCAAGCATTGCAGCAGACCCCTCATCAACGCCGTCAGCCATCGTCATGTCCTTTCGTTCGGGGCTGCTGAATGCAGCCGTTCTCACTCACCAGCACCGAGCGACTGCAAAATCCTCGCGGCCTTGAGCAGATCGACGTTCACCGCTCCGCCGTTCTCGTCACGCACTTGAAGGCGAGCCATGCCGTCAGGCCCGGAAATGATCGCCCAGCCGTAGATGCCGTCCTTGCTGCGAGCGCCGACCCAAGCCGACTCGCCGTCAACTGCCAGCGTGATGTGCTGGCCGTGCCTTCCAAAAAAAACGTATTTATTGCTTCCGCTGGCGTCGATAGCCAGCGGCGACGGCCACGCAGCAGCAAGGCACAAGGCGCAAAGAGCCGAAAGGCCGCAAGCAAAAACGGTACGCATAACAAATCTCCTGATGTAAAAGTGAGAACCACGCGATGCAGCGGACTCCCGGTATCCGCCGTTCAAGTTGGTGAATCAGTGGCCGGGAGCCGCTGATCTTTGGCGTTATGCCTGCGGTTTGCGGCAGCATCCATCGCAGCCGTGAATGTTGCGAAACCCCTGGCCGAGCCGCTCCCAGTAAGCGGCGTCATCCGGGTCGGGATGCCCGACTCCATGCTCGCACACCCGCTCCATTTTCCCCGAGTCTGCTCGCCACCGCATCGGCCATGTGACCATGTGGTGCGGCGACGGGTTGTGAATGCAGCAGTGTTCTCCAGCGCACTTGTCCGGGGAGTGAGTCGCCAGCCCGGCTGGGGGCTTGGCATAACCAGCGGATGCAGCGGACGGCTCCTCGTTGTCATGCGTCATGGTTGAGTCCTCGCGGAGCCGCCGCTGATCCTGCGTGTTCTCTCACCGAAAGAAAAAAAGAAACAAGCCAAACGGAAGGCACAACGGCCACAGCGTCGCCCCTGCCAACGCCCACCAGATGTCCGCTTGACGAGTCGCCCCGTTCGCATCCAGCACAGCAAACGCCAGCATCCACCCAATCCACCCAATCGCGTACACGGAAAGCAAAGTCCTACTTCCCATCTCTGTACCTCCTGTCGGCCTTTAGGAACTGACTGCGAGATATGGGGGTCGCAAAGATCAGCGAGTCTTTCTCGTTTTCAAAAACGTAGTCGGCCGGATGCTTCCGAATCGGGATTGTCTGGAACCCTTCGCAATCCTCTTGAGCCACCGTTACCAGCCAAAACCGATGGAGAGAACCAGCGGATGCAGCGGACGGCGAAGCCGCCGCTGATCCTGCGTGTTCGCTGACTACTTCGTCCGCTCCAGCAGGCCACGCAGCGGCTCATCGGCGGGGTGCTGCACGTTCTTGGCGGCCGAAATCGCCCACTCCACAGCCGCCCGCTCCTCGTCGGTGAGCCGCAGGCGGGCCGCAACGTCCAGCCTCGCCTCCATATCGCACTGCCGCAGCGCGGCGAGCAGGCTCTTGCTGTATAGCAGTCCGACGTTTGCCATCAGTTCACGCAGGCGATTCTCAGAAATCACCCCGACGCTCGGCCACGCCACAGAACCAGCCGATGCAACAGACCGCTCATTCGTATCGCTCATGCTGGCCGCCTCCTTCGTTCGCGGCTGTTGATCTCGCGTGTTCTGTGGTCACTTGGCGCGTCTCTTGCGCCTCGTGAACGGGTAATAGGCACCCGGCCACGACCGTTTCTTGCTTGCGACTGCCGCGTTGAGTTTTGCTGGCCCGACGAACATATCTACCGTTCCGTCAGGTTGCGTGGCGCAAGCCGCTACCGCCTGCTCCTCTGAATCAAATACGCCTTGAAACTCCCAGCGGT